GATTCTGGAGAAAAATTAAAACAAATTACCAAGCTCACGATGTCAACTGGTAATACAATGACTTCTGGAGAATATGCTTTAATTAATAGTGTTGACGATAGCGTAAAATATTATCTATGGTATAACATTAATTCCGCAGGAGGAAACCCATCTCTTGCTGGGAAAACTCCTATTGAGGTTCAGGTTTTAAGCATTGACACAGCGGCAACAATCGCAACAAAAACTGCTAATAAAATCAATACAAGTTTCAGTTCTCATTTTGTAGCAGTTGCAAGTGGAAATATTGTAACAATTACCAATACCTTAGAAGGACCTTGTACAAATGCTTCAAATGTTAATATTTCTGGAGATTTTGAAGTAGAAATTACACAGGAAGGAAGAAGAAATTTTGTAGACTATATTAATGTAAATGGAGTAAGCGAAGCAGGAATTGTTATTTCAGATATTCTTCAATTTCATAGAGAGGCTATGAAATTTAAAGAATATGAGGGAGCGATTCCTGGAGATACTTTTGTAATCACTAACAACTTCCTAGGATCTTCAAATAAAAAAAGTTTTGTTATTACCGAAGTTTTAAGTGAAACAGAAATAATTGTATCTGGAACATCGGTAAGTGTTGATAAAACTTTGCTTGATTCTAATTTTAATAAAATATATTTAGAAGAGGCCCAAGCATATGCGGGTTATAAAAAAATATCTCTTGTTTCTGCTAATCCTGCCAATTTAAATGATAAAAATATCGTATTTGATTCAGCAAATCAATTTGAAAAAATCGGAGAAATTGGTGGAGTTTCTTTGTTAGCAATGTCTAAGTTAGCATTTGATACAGCGATCAACAAAGGTGTCGATGCGTACAAATATAATACTGGACTTATTGCAGAAGCTAATAGGATTATATACGGAGATCCGAGAGATAACACCACATATCCAGGGGTCGCTGCTGCTGGTGCAGAGATCTTTATTAAAGCTCCACTTGTTAAGAGAATTGAAGTGTCGATTAGCGTAAGAGTAAAAACCGGTATTCCATTTACTACAATTGTTGAAGAGGTAAGAAATTCGGTAGCAGCATTGATCAATTCAAATCCGGTAGGTCAATCTATCCCTATTTCTAATATCATAAGCACAGTAGGATCGATCATTGGTGTTCAAGCGGTTTCTATTTCCTCTCCTCAATATTCTCCTGCAAGCGATGTGATTAGAGTAAATGCCGGAGAAAAATCTTTAATATTAGATATTATTTCTGATATTACTGTTGCAAAAAATGAGTAAATATGGCTACAAAAGAAGATGAATACAAAAAACTTAGATCCTATTTAAATAGGTCTATTAGAGGTAAAAACACAGATGCAATTCTTAAATCCTTAGCCACAGGGCCTGTTCATCTGATTAATAATATTGAAGCTGTTAACGATTCTCTTTATATAGTATCCGCAAAAGAAAATCTTTTAGATCAAAGATTAGGCGACAAAGGAGTTGTGAGACCTCCTGAGGTCGGTTTATCGGATGAGGTTTTTCGTGAAATTGGTATCGAAATCACTACCAGAAAACAAGTAAGAGATTTAATTCATCAATTATTAAGAATTCTTTATGGCGAAATATTCACAAGAGCTACCTCTCCATCTTTTGAATTTGAACCTTATGCTTTAGAAAATGGCGATAATTTAATATTACTATTTGATGATTCTACCCCTGTAGAAGTTGTTTTTACTTCTAGTCAATTCCAAAATATCAACACAGCTTCTGCTCAAGAAGTATCAGATGCTATTACTAAATCAATTAGAAAAGCAGGAAGAACCGGAGCGGCTTTTTTAAGAGAAGAAAATGGCAACAATAAAGTAATTCTTATATCTTCCACAGACGGTCCTTCCTCTAGCATAAAAGTTCTTGGAGGAAAGGCTCAAAATGTATTAAAGTTTGATAAGATACGACCAACTTCTGCTGACTCTACTACTGAATGGACTCTTACGCAAGAGGCGGGCGGATCAATAAAGGCCACATGGACAGGAGGAGCAGACCCGGCTTTGGGTCGAGTAAAAGTTGGTGATTATGTTAATATATATGGTTCAGCATTTGATTTAGTTAATAGAGGTACTTTTAATATAGTAGCAGTACAAGGAGGGAATATAGGAGATGCATATATTGAATATGAAAACCCGAATGGTATTCCTCAAACTACGCCACAAGGTACTGCTGATGCTATTTTATTTTTTAATGCTCAAAAAAGAATTTTAACAACAAACGAAAGATATGCGGCAGCATTTCAAACTTCTCCAAGAACAATTGAAATTTTTATGCCAGCCACAACCAAGGTTGTTAGACGAGACAGAAAAGGCGCTGCACATATATACGGAGATAACACTCCTTCTTTAGTTAATCAAAACGGACCGTATGCGTATGACATAACTGTGGGATATACAATAAGCGATAAAGCAGCTCTTACTACAGAGTCTTTGAATGTTAGTAGTGATGCAATACTATTTGTTGATGATGCTTCTGATTTTCCGGATGATACAGGATACCTGATGATAGGACTTGGAACATCACATCAAGAAGGTCCTGTTCCCTACATCTCTAGACCTTCTTCTCAAACTATACGGATTAATCCTTCTTATAAATTTAAAAAGACACATCCAAGTGGTACTGATATTGCATTAATATCTAAGCTTGCTCCTCCTTTCCCTAGTAAAGATGGCGTGGATTTACCATTCTTTCTAACTGATTCTGTAGCTGGAAGAATGTATGCCGAAAAACTTATTAAAGAAATTACAGCAACAGGTATTGTTGTTATAATATATGTTTTATATCCGAATGATGTAGGATTGGGCAAGTGGGGAGATTCTATTAATTCAGAAAAATATTATATATGGGGAACTGAAGAGGATTTATAATGGCTACTCAAAGAGTAATATCAGGCGCACATATTAATTTGCATATAAATGGGAAACCTTATAATGAGGTTCAACAGTTAAGTTATACAATAGATTATGGGGAAGAACCTATTTACGGTATAGATTCTGTATTTCCTCAAGAAATAAAAATTACAAGAGTTTCTATTCAAGGAAGCATTTCAGGCGTAAGAGTATCTAATTCAAATGGTTTACAAGGACAAAGCATTAGGCCTAAAATAACCGATTCCATGTTTGCTCATTATATTTCGATAAGAATCTCAGACAGAAGAACAGGAGAGCAGATAATGTGGATTCCAAATGCTAGTGTTACTAATGAGAAGGTTGATGTCTCTGCAAAAGGTAATATGACATTAAGCTTTAGTTTTATCGGATTACAAGGACAACAACCCTTAGATAGATAATTAAAGAATAACGCTTTTCTTGGCTCCAGCAGTTTCTTTACAAGGTCTGGCTGCAACTTTACAATCTTTAACCATTCTGACCTCTGGAGAGGGTTCTCTAACATTGTACACCCAAATCTCTTCTTCTTCAGGCAAAACAAGTTCTTCCTGTATATAAATTTCAGCATCGTCAGGACAATTAGCTAAAATTTCAAATAATTCTTTTTTAGTCATTTATATCTCCTAAATCTGATCCACAATTTTTACAAGACCAGAATAACATCTTCCCCATGCCATTTTTGTATTTTTGAGGATTATCGCAACATAAATTAAATTTTTCATTTTTCCCAGATATTGCTATTAATAAATCGCTTAAACCGGACGTTTGTTGAATATTTATTGACGGAATTCTTTCGTAACTATTTGAAAAATAAGGATTTGTTCTTCTTTTTTTAATTTCATCTTCTAGTCTTTGTTTATTCATAAAAATTCTCCTAAGTTCATATTATCATTTATTTTATAATAAATCAACAAAAAAAACTTCGCACTAAATCTTTATAATATATGATATTATTGTATGAATGAAATTTTATAATATATATTTATAATTCCAATAAGTTATAAGGTATTAAATGAGCGTAAGAAGACGGCAAAATTTTTTGGGTCAACAGAGAATCGATGTTCCGCACCTTAAATCTATAGAATCGGCTGTTTCTAATGATTTTGATGAGTTAATTAAAGGCCTAGTTATTGGCGAAAATAAAAGCTATGTAATTAGAGGTCTTGAAATTAATATGCCAGGATCTGTCGGGGCTTCAGCCAGCGGTCTTCAGTTACTGATGGAAAATTCTGCTATTTTACACGGATCATCCGACGAATCAGGTACTTTCTATGTTATACCAGCTGGTACATTACCCGAAGGTCTAAGTTCTACAACAAATGACAGAGTGGATGGAGCTTTTACTCCGAATACAGATAATTACGTTGGATTAGAATTCGTCAGAGACGTGGACGATTCTACAACTGACCAAGTAAATTTTTGGAATCCTACTTCTAATGTTGAATTTTCTAAAACAGTCCCACTTGCTATTACTTTAGATTATAAAATTGTAATCACAACTTCATCTTTCGCTAGTAATGTATTACCAATTGCGATTGTATTAACAGACGGATCAAATAACGTCATTTCTATCACAGATCGTCGTCCTTTGTTGTATAGACTTGGAACTGCTGGAGATCAAAACCCTAACCCATTTTATAATTATCCCTGGAATGATGGTCGTGTAGAAAATTTCTACACATCAACTTCATCTACGTCCAATCCTTTTATTGGCGGTGATAAACAAATCACTACAATGAAAGATTTTTTTGACGCTTTAATGACAGAGTTTAAGCTATTAAAAGGAACTCCGTTTTGGTATTCAGAAAGTGCTGGATCTATTTCAAGATTGCGTCAAGATATCGCTAATACTGCTTTTACTGGAAAAGGGAATGTAATTCACGGTGCTTTTGATTTTCAGGGCATTGTAACTGGAATGACAACGAATGTTATAATCAAAACTGTTAATACTAGTGTTTCAGAGCCTATTATTCTTGTTGCAAATAGTATAAACGATATTAACACTCTTATTTCTAATTACAACTCTGCAAACCCAGAAAATCAAGTATATCTTTATACAGGCAATGGCGCACAGGTTCCTTCTGTCAATATTACACTAACATCAAAAGCCGGTCAAATTAATTGGAGTGATGAGTTATATCTCAGTTTTATTGGCGGAAGATTGCGTTATGCTATTCTTGAAAATGAAACTACTAATGATATTTCTCTTTCCAATAATCAGGTTGCCTATCTTGAATTGGTTCGTGGTGTAAATATTATTCCAAACCTTGTCTTTACTCAAGGCGGAACTGTTGTTACATCGGTCGGATCTGTAAATTGGACATCTAATCTCCAGGCTGGAGATTTTATTAAAGATGCTTCAAGAGGTGATGAATTTTATTATGAAATTTTATCTGTTAATTCTCTATCTCAAGTAACTCTTGCAACACCATTTTTAGAAATGTCCTCAGGACCTGCTGGGTTTGATGCTCAGTATGCATTTGGTGTTTATGAAACAAATCCAGCACCTTCTTCCGAGAGGCATATTCAAATAGCCGACAGAGGATCTGTTCCTTTTGGCGAAAATTACTTCTGGTTATTTTATAGACAAGATGACACAGGATCTGTGGCCAAAGTTTATGCAAGAGTATTAGGCGGTCAAGAATTACAGCAAGGTGAATGGCAAGAAATTTCTGATAATACAAGCGAAGCCGTTCTTCAGTATATAGGCTCTCCAAGCGAAAGCGATGTTAGTCCTGATTATACAAATGCCTTAGGTGTTGCTAGAACTAATCTCCATTTGACTGATGGTGAAAACTTAACCAGAAGTTTAAAGCGTCTTGAACAAAGAGATGACGTTATACCGAGAGTGAGAGTTGTCGATCTTGTTTCTACTTCTCTTCCTGCGGGAGGGTCGGTTATTGTTGATGGAGAAACGCTTGTAAATGGTGATTATGTTTTCTTTGTAAATTCTCCAATTGAGGGATTGTACAAAGTAAGCGGAGTAGGTACAGCTGTTTCTTTTGAAAAACTTCATGCATTTGGCGGATTACAACAACCTGTAAATGGTGATCTGATCAGAATTGAAGCTGGCACAGAATATTTAAAAACTATATGGAAAAGAGTTGGAGGATATTGGAAACCAATTGAGGTTGAGGATGCTGTAAAAGAGCCGACAGGTTTTCCAAATAGGACTGATTCTCAAATCTCTTTTGATAATGGATCAAGAACTTTTTCAATTTCCCCATTATCTCCTGCTATTCATTTTGATATTTTTGCTAAAGGGAGAGTTTTTAGGTTCAATTCATCTCAACAAATAACTGTTCCAGATACTGAAGGAATTTATTTTTTCTTTTTTGAAACAAACGGAACTTTAAATTATAGCACAGTTTTTGATTTAACAATTATTACAGAAAAAATATATGTATCAACCATATATTGGGATGCAACAAATAATCAGGCCATCATTCTGGCCGATGAGCGTCACGGGATTACCTTAGATGGCGCTACTCATGAATATTTACACAATTTAAACGGAGCAGTGGTTACGGGTGGTGGAGCGATAAATTTTGCCACTGGTGTAACTGGTGCTGTTGATGCTGATGCCCAGATAACTTTAGGAAATATCGTTTTTAGAGATGAAGATATCAGAATGAATATCACTAATTCTGCATCTCCATCTAATCCTTTTGAACAAATTCTCGATCCTATTGCAGAAATACCTGTGTTTTATAGAGATGGATCTTCAGGAGACTGGAGAAAAGATGCCGCAACTCAATTTCCTTTAAAACAAGGTATTGCAAGAATTCAATTTAACGATCCCGCTGGACCGTGGACTCAAGTTGACGTTC